GGACAATAAGGCAGCCGAATACACGGCCAGTGGCAAGCCTAGATTCTTTGGCGTGGTCGGTGGCCAATTCCGAATTGTCCCAACACCAGATGCAAACTACACCACCGAGCTGACCTATTACGCTAAGTTGTCAAAGTTATCAAATGCCAATACTACAAATTGGCTTTTAACATCAAACCCCGACATTTATCTGTATGGGTCATTGCTCCAGGCTGCACCATACTTGCAAGATGATGCGAGAATCCAGACATGGGCAACACTCTATGAGCGAGCCTTGAATGATTCACAAACTGCCGATGATCGCAGCGCATCTTCTGGTGGTGCGTTATTAACCCGTGCAAAGACTTTTGGATAAGGACTAAACCATGTCATCTTTTACCGACTACACCGAAAACCTAGTATTAACGTATTTGCTGACCACTGGCTCGGCCACACGCCCCACAGCTTGGTATGTTGGCCTTTTCACGGCTGCACCTAGTGACACTGGTGGCGGCACTGAAGTGTCTGGCAGCGCCTATGCTCGCGTGGTGACTGGCACAATCACTGTCTCTGGCACAAGCCCCACAAACGCAACAAACGCAGCGGCCATCGAGTTTGCGGCTGCCAGCGGTGGCAATTGGGGATCAATTGGCTGGGCAGGCATTTTTGATGCAAGCACTGGCGGCAATCTTTTAGCCTGGGCAGCGCTGACCACAGCTCGCACCATCAATGATGGCGATGTGCTGCGCATTCCAGCTGGCGACCTTGATGTCACATTGACATGACATGGCAGCATACGGCTCTGGCCCATATGGACAAGGAAAGTATTCCTATGGCGTAAGCCTTGGGGCGGTTACTTTCGCGGCCACCAGCACTGCTGCAATCAATGGTCAACGCGTCTGCAAAGGCGCGTTTTCTGTTTCAGCTTCAAGCACAGAGACTGTCTCGGCCAATGTGGTCAAGACGACATCATTCTCGGTTTCAGCGTCTAGCAATACGACCATATCCACCCAGGCGGTGATCAATGCAGCAGTGGCGGTCTCTAGCGCCAGCTCCATATCAATCAGCGCAAAGCGCTATGTAGTGGCAGCCTCAACTTTTGCGGCCACATCTAGCGCGAGCTTTGCAGCCAAGCGGGTGGCCATTGGTGCATTTGCCTCAGTCGATACCAGCACAATGTCGGTCAATGGGGTCAGGGTCCCACTGGTTCAGATTCTGATTCCAAACTTTGCCACAATGACTGTGGCCACCAGCGTGATCGTTAACCAGGCTGTGACGATTACCGCGCAATCTGGGATGAGCATTAGCGCGATTAGGAAACAAACCGCAGCCATCAATTTCACTTGCCAGTCATCCATGACGATTGCTGGCAATCTAAAATGGACTCCGGAAACCGACACATCAGAAACATGGACCGCAATTGATGACAGCAGTGAAATCTGGACTCCAATTGCGGATAATAGCGAATCTTGGCAAATAGCCGCATAGGGGTAGAAAATGGCAGATACAACCACAACGAATCTATTGTTGACCAAACCAGAAGTCGGTGCATCCACTGATACCTGGGGAACGAAGATCAATAGCGATCTGGATTCAATTGACGCATTGTTTGATGCAGGCCCAGTGCTAAAGGTCGCAAAAGGTGGTACTGGAATATCAAGTTTTGGAGCAGGCATTGCCACTTTCTTGGGGACTCCAAGCAGTGCCAATTTAAGAGCCGCCTTAACTGATGAAACTGGAACTGGCGCTGCCGTCTTTGCGACTTCACCCACTTTAACTGGTGATGTGACACTTAATGCTCAAGGTGATTTGCGATTTGCTGACGCTGACTCATCAAATTGGGTGGCTTTTCAAGCGCCTGCAACAATTGCCTCCAATGTGACTTGGACACTCCCAGCCACTGATGGTTCAAGCGCACAAGTATTGTCAACCAACGGCTCTGGCACTTTGTCATGGGCATCTGCTGGTGGTTCAAGCCAATGGACAACTACTGGTTCTGACATTTACTACAACACAGGTAATGTTGGTGTTGGTACAGCTACACCAGCTAGTTATGGTAAGTTTGCTGTTCGTGGAGCAACAACTATTGCAACTTTTGGGCAAGTAAGTGGTCATTTTTCAGACGCAAGTACTGGCTCTTTTTATATTACTCACGACACAAATAAAATCTCATTAAAAGCGGATGGCGATTTAAATTTATTTTGCAATAACACTGGCGATGAAATTATCTTTTCAACCAATGCCACAGAACGATTGCGTATCCCATCAGATTCGGCTGGCATTAAATTTCCTGCAACTCAAGCGGCATCATCAAACGCTAATACGTTAGATGACTATGAAGAAGGGACTTTTACTCCATCACTTGCCGCTACTAGTGGTGGTGCAGGGACTTACGCTATAAGAGATGGAATTTATGTAAAAGTTGGCAAGTTATGCACAGTCAATTTTTGGATATATGGTGACACAAGAAATACATTAAGTGGTGACATCACATTGACTGGTTTGCCTTTTGCATCTTCAAGCACAGCATCTTTTAGTGGATACAGGCCATCACCTTCATTAAGAACTGTTGGATTGACTTCAGTAACAGGAACTGTGGGTGGGTGGGTTGCATCAAGTAGTACGGCTATTGGTTTACAAATAAATAACAATGGTAGTTCTTCAAATTTAGTTGCAACTAATTTGCCAACATCAACATTTGAAATTGGTGGTTCACTTTCTTACATCACAGATTAACTAAGTTGGATTACTTAGTCGGACACTTAACTTAAAAGGAAATTATCATGTCACTTACCAAAACCACAACTGTTGACCAAATCACAGTCACCGAGAACGGCATCGTTCTATATCGTGAAGCCACACGCATCATGGAAGATGGCAATCAAATCAGCCAAACCTACCATCGTTCAAGCCTTACACCCGCACAAGACCTGACAGGCGTTCCATCTAATGTCGTTTCAATCTGCAATACAGTCTGGACTGCTGAAGTTATTGCGGCTTATCAAGCGGCACAGGCTGCGGCTTCTGCATAAGAAGTGAATCATGGAAAACGAAGTCACCCATAAGCAAATCTACGATAGGCTCGTTGAAGTCGAATCTAAGGTGGATAGCATAGACCAGAACACAAAAGGTCTGGTAGATGCTATGAAGGCCCTTGATGGGGCTTTTAAAGTGCTTGGATGGATTGCTTCTGCTGCCAAGCCTATTCTGTGGGTGGCGGGTCTAATCATGGCAGCTGGTGCTGTCTGGCAGACTTGGATTAAAAAATGAAAGACTGGGCCGTGGCATTCATTGCTGCGGCTCTTTTGACGGCCACCATTGCCTGGTGCGTTTTTGTCATCATTTTGATGTGGCCATGATCTATGCTCTGGTCTTACTAGCAGCTGCCGAATATAGATGCACCAGGTGGACATGGACCGGTGATGTCTACAATCGGAAGGTTGTCTGCATTAAGTGGGAGAAGAGGAAATGATCGATCCAATCACGGCCCTGGCAGGGATACAAAGCGCCATTAGCATGGTCAAAAAGGCAGCGGGTGTTGCCAATGACCTTGGCTCACTCGCGCCCATGATTGGCAAACTTTTCGATGCCAAGTCAACTGCTACCAAGGCCATGCTTCAAGCCAAGCAGTCTGGCAAAGGCTCCAACATGGGAACGGCCTTGCAGATCGAGATGGCACTGGAGCAGGCCAGAGCATTTGAGGAAGAGCTAAAAATGCTCTTCATGCAGACCGGCAAGATTGATGTCTGGAACAAGATTAAAGCGCGCCAGGCTGAAATGGACCTTGCTGATGCCAAAGAAATAAGTGCATTGAAAGCAGCAGAAAAAAAACAAAAACAAAAAGAGCAAGAACAACTGGAAATAGGTCTGGCCATTGGCGGCATATTCTTTGTCTTGTTTTTGGTGTTTGTCGGTGTGAATGAATTGATGGAATTCTGTGCAGCCACCAGAAGGTGCGGTCGGTGAATGAGTACCAGAAGACCTTTGACCTATGCCTCAAGATATTCGTTTATGGGTTAGTGGCTTTGTATTTCTTGGGGTTTCTAAAGTTTCTGCCAGATGATCTGTCTGACAGAATTGTCAATTTACTGCTGGGTAAAATAGGATTGGGTAAATGAGATATTTATTGCTTCTTTTACTGCTGACTGGCTGTGACGAAA